CGGGGTCTTTTTTATTTCGTGTCGGTCTGCTTGGTCTTGTCGTATGACCGCATTCCGGCGATGCCGAGCATACCGAACAGCAGCGGCATCATCACGCTCATGTCAGCTTGCGGGATCACGATGCCAAGCCCGGCACAAATCGGGCTGACCATGTAGTTGATGCCGAGGCTCAGGCCGCATATCCATCCGATCAACGGACGCCACGACGCCTGAAACCAGTTGCCCTTTGCGTCGGCCTTCAGCACCTCGATCTGCGCGAGTATCTGTTCCTGCGCGTGGCGCTCGGCCATTGTCGCAAGATCATGCGCTAGTTTTGCCTTCTGGTCCTTATCCTCGATAAACTTATCAAGGATGCCAGACACGGCAGGGATAAGGGCTTGGATCATTCCATCACCTCAATGTCTATGTTCGTTGGAAAACACATTAGCTCTTTATTGGCAGCCATAATTTCAGACCAATCGATAAACGTCGCAGCGAAATGGCACTGAGACATTGTCTCATGATCGCTCAAAACGTAGACGGTCATCTCGCCGCTAATTTCAGCAACGATCATCAGCAACAGCCACTTCACTTGCTCTCATGGCCCATCCAGACAGCGAAAGCCCCCGTGGCGGCCCCGACGATGGTCGAGACAAAAGCGGTTTGCTGCGTCGTCGCCTCGGCGCCGAGGCTCATAAACCAATCGCAAACGCTCCATGCCA